CTTTATAAAAGCAGCCGAAAAACCCGTTGCTTTAGCTGCGGGATGAATAGGCTCTAGAACTATAGTTGTTTCCTGTTACACTATTAATATGAAAATTGTAAGAAAAGCATATAAGTATAGATTTTATCCAACAGAGGGACAGATTAAACAACTGTCTCACTCCTTTGGTTGTTCTAGGTTTGTTTACAATTACTTTTTAAAACTTCGCACCGATTCTTACTATGAAAAACAAGAAAAAATTAACTATCATAAAACAAGCGCTCTATTAACAGAGTTAAAAGCAAGCGAGAATTTTTCTTGGCTTAAAGAAGTATCTAGCGTTTCTTTACAGCAAAGCCTTAGAGACTTAGAAAAAGCTTTTACGAACTTTTTTTCTAGACGAGCTAAGTATCCAAGCTTTAAAAAGAAGAATTCTAAGCAGTCCGTTAGATATACACGAAGTGGCTTTTCAATCGACAACGGCATAGTTACCATAGCAAAAAATAAAGAACCATTAAAAATACGATGGTCGAGAACTTTCAACGGAACACCTTCTTCCATAACAGTGTCAAAAGATTCTTCGAATAGGTACTTTGTTTCTTTTAGCTTAGAAGAAGAAATAAATGAGTTTCCAAGAGTAAATAAGAATATAGGTGTAGATGTTGGAATAAAAGACATTTGCGTAACATCAGATGGCTTTAAGTCTGGCTCTCCAAAATTTCTGAGAAGATATGAAGAGCAGCTAGCGCTTAGGCAAAGAGAATTATCTAGAAAGAAAAAAGGCTCTAACAACAGATATAAAGCAAGAATAAAGTTAGCAAAATTACATACTAAAATAGCTGATAGCCGAAATGACTTTAATCATAAGATTACAACAAGGCTTATACGCGAAAACCAAGCAATAGCCGTTGAAAGTCTTAATATTAAAGGAATGATGAAAAATCATTGTCTTGCAAAGTCCATAGCAGATTCAAGTTGGTCTGATTTTTTTAGAAAGCTTAAATATAAAGCTGAATGGCATAATAGAGACATCTTAGAGGTTGATCGTTGGTTTCCATCATCTAAAAGATGCAGTCAATGTGGCTATATAAATGGAAAATTAGCACTGCATGAACGACGATGGACATGTTCTTCGTGTAATACGATTCTTGATAGAGACGTTAATGCAGCTAAAAATATATTAACCGTCGGGCTGACGGGGTTAGCCTTTGGAGAGAATGTAAGACTTAAAACTGAACTTTCAGTTGCAAGCAATTCTCAGTGAATTAGGAATCCATGGCTTTTAAGCCGTGGAGTGTCAATTGGTTTCCTTTCTAGACTGGTTGCGTCTAAAAGCGTGTAGTAGTCTAGAAAGAAATCATAACTAATTTCGTTTTGTTTGGTTTCCTTTCTAGACTGGTTGCGTCTAAAAGCGTGTAGTAGTCTAGAAAGGAATCTTGAAAATGGCATTATTTGGAACTAACTACTCTGTAGAACCTGAAGATAAAAAGGTTCTAGAGATGATGGAAGATGCTTATCGGTATTCTTCAAGCGAAAACCAAGGATTTGTTGAAGCAGCAAACATCGATTCTAGATTTGAAGCATGCGATCCAACCGTTGCTTACGATGTTTACAACGTACCGTTCAACAGAAGATCCATTTTTACTTTTCCTAAAATACGAAGAAATGTAAATCTTACTAAAGGCTTTCAAATCCAGAACAGAAAATCAGTTATCTGTATCCCCAAAGAAAATTCTGATGATGTGACCGCTTCTCAGCTTAATGAGATATTACTTTGGCTGTTTGAAAGAGAAGATATCGGAGGTACTGTTTCTGATTCTTTTGGTGGAGCTTTAATTGCTGGCCTTTCTTTGATGCAAATCAGTCTCGATTATAACGAAGATCCAGTCTCAGGCGATATTAAGGTTGAATACTGCCCATACAACAGTTTTTTTATAGACCCATTCTGGAAAAAACACGATTTAAGCGACTGCAACTATATATGGAAGAGATCGCTCTTAACGCCATTTGAATGTTCTATGCTCTTACCTGACTCTGAAGATGAGATCATGGAGCTTAAGACTTCAGGCAGTTCCTATGATGGCAAATTCCCCTATCTTCCTGAATGTAACGGTCTGCCTGATGAAAAATTATTAACGTATGACGAGTTTTATTATAAGTCGTTTAGAAAAGCTACATTTCTTATAGATAGTCGAAATAACGAGACATCTGAGTACATTTACTCTGATAAAATCTTAGAAAGTTTCCTTGAAGAGCACCCTGAATTAATTGTTCACGAAAAGAATGTATCCACAGTTAAGTTAGCAATTGTTGTTCAAGGAAAAGTATTTTATAACGGTGAAAATCCATTAGGAATCGATAATTTTCCTTTTGTTCCTGTCACCGCTTACTTTAATCCATCACTACAGACTATGAGTCAACGCTTTCAATCTATTGTAAGAGGTCTAAGAGATAGTCAGTATCTCTTTAACCGTATGCGTAACTTGCAGTTAGAGATGCAAGAATCTGTTGGTACAACAGGTTTAATCTATAAAGAAGGTGCTTTAGTTGATGAAGCTCAAGCTCACCAGACTGGCCAAGGTTTATCTATTAAGTTAGATGCTGAAGCAAGCATGACTGATGTACAACAGATAGCACCAATACAGATACCACCATCAACGTTTGAACTTTCAAAGATGTTAAGTGATGACATCATGGAAGGTGGCGGGTTTAACGACTCTAACTTTGGTGAGACTGCTGGTGATAGTTCTGGCTATCAAACCATGGTTAAGATGACTGCTGGTAAAGTAGCACTTGAAGAATTATTCGATAAGTTAGATAAGTCGCAAAGGATACTTGGCAGGTTGTTAATAAAGATAATCCAGAAGAACTTCTCCACTGGTAAAGTTAATACCATTATTGAAGATGAACCTTCAAAAGAGTTCTATGACGAACGTTTTGGAAAATATGACATCGCCATCGAGGACGGATTTAATACGTCGACTCAGAGGCAAATGCAGTTCGCTCAGTTGCTTAAACTCAGAGAAGCTGGTGTTCCTGTTCCTGAAGCGAGTCTTATACGTGCAAGTAATGTTCAAAATAAAGAAGATCTTATTAAGGACATCGAAGAGCAAAAACAACAAGCTGCTGAGATGGCACAAAAACAACAAGAAGCAGCCATTAAAGAACTTGATATGCGTTCAGAGTTAGCACATAGCCATGCTCTTTCATATCGCGCTAGTGGTTTAGAACGCGTATCGAGAATAAGCGAGAATATGACTATTGCTGATGTGCATAAATCTGAAGCTGCTGAAAATCGTACCGATGCTGCTCTTAATATGATTAAGGCTGCTAAAGAGATACAGGGCATTGATTTGAATCAACTTGAACAGCTTATAAGCATGGCAAATACGGTTAAAGAATCAGAGGCTCAAAAATCTGAGATTATGGCAGATCAAACTGAAGAAGCTGAAGTGTATAAAGCTACTGCTTTAAAGAATGATCTTATTAACCCACAAAGTCAGATGATGGGACAACAAGGCAATCAACAAAGTCAGATGATGGGACAACAAGGCAATCAACAAAGTCAGATGATGGAACAACAAGGCAATCAACAAAGTCAGCTGATGGGACAACAAGGCAATCAATTAAGTCAGATGATGGGACAAGATAGTCAATTATAATTTTCTTAATTAAGTGTGTAATACTAAAATAGTACCTTTGTGTTAGAGGTAGTTATTGTTTAACCTTGCAGCACCTTTGTGGTGGTCTGTAGTTTCTATAAGGAAAAACTATGCGTAAATATTCAGATACAAGCATCATGAGTCTTTCAGGATCTGCTGATATTCTTCCTAGCCAAGATAAAATGGTTAAAGTAGGCAAGAATGCAGGCGGTGTTGCTGATATGACCATTGCGCCAGAACGTGATTCTCTTGAAGGAATCGACAAAGATACAAACATGCAAAAGAAAGTTCTTAAAAATAAAAGAGGGTATTAATGCCTATCGCTCTTCGCGCAAAGGATATTGAAAAATATCTTGCTGATAAACCTCTTCATAGGAAGAAGGAAAAGCGGGTAAAGGTTAAATCACCTGGTAAACGCATGCAAGATGGCGAAGACTTGTTAAGCAAGAACTATAATCCTTTATCTTTTTATTAGACTTAGTGGCCATGGATCCTTTTATCACAAGAAGATCTGTGGCCATTTTCTAGGACTACTATGACGAATGAAAAAGAAACTAAGATAACAACGGCTCAGGCTGACGTAGAGGCAAGAAAGACTTCGATTGAAGGATTATCTCCCGAAGATATAATTGCTCATTTTGCAGCGGACTATGCTGAAGAAATGGATATGGAGATAAGAAAGGGCTGTATTGAGTTTCAGGGAAAGAAGTTCTTCCTTGTTGGTCTTACTAAAGCTGAACGACTTTTTCAGCGAGTATTACCAAGAATCCTTTGGAAAGCTCGGTTGTCGTGCCCTTTACCTACTTTTGACCAGTGCGTTTATATCTGTGATCCAAAGACTAGTTTAAAAGCAGAATTATGGGTTCTTCCTTCTGGTACTGCCTATAATACTATTTTAATAGACGGTGATACTGGTATATTACGTCCTGATGAACTTCCTTTATATTGCTACTGTCGTGATTTTAAAAGTAAAAAACTTCATGCAATCGCTAATTCATTTCTTAAGAAAGGTCTGCAATGATTGAAAATGAAAAAGAAGTTGTTGAACAAGAAGTTGTTGAAACTGTTGAACAAGAACAATTCGATGATGTAGAAGAAAATGAAGTAGAAGAGACTGAAGAGACTGAAGAGACTTCTAATAATTCAGTTGAAGAAGATGATTCTGAAGAAGAAGAAGTTAAAGTTGTAGAGAAAGAGAAAGAGAATCTTAGAACATTACGGCTTGCTAAGATTAAAGCTGAAAAAGAACTTAACGATCTACGTTCTTTTGTTGAAAAGAATGCTAAGCAACAACAGCAGTACCAACAGCCTCAGTATCAACCACCTCAACAGCAACAACCACAGCCGCACTATCAACCACCTCAACAGCAACAACCACAGTATCCACAGCCTATTGCTATTGATGACGATGCAATAGTTTCTGGTAGTGATCTTAACAATCAAAGACTCTATTACGAGAACTTGATTAAAGAGTCGAATAAAGGAGTTGAGGCAAGAATAGCTGCTCAAGAGCAACAATCAAGGGCTGCCGCAGCTGCTCGCGCTTTAGTTAATGATCATGATGATTTCTTTGATGTTGTTACTAATGACAATCTTATGTTGCTTAAAGATGAAGACCCACGTCTTTATAACTACTTGAATAACAACCAAGGCGATATGTATGAGCAAGGTAAGCTCAGTTATAAATACATCAAGATGCTTGGTTTGCATAAAGATGATATGACTACTTCTATTAAGAATCGTATTAGCAAGAACGCTAAGTTGCCTCGTTCTACTTCAACCATAAGTCCTCAGAAGAATAAATCTTCACTTTCTAGTGCTGCTTCTCATGCGCATAGAAAGATGAGTGAGCAAGAGAAAAAAGAGCAAAGACGTATTCTTAATCAAATTCTTGGAACTTAATTAAGAAAACATTTTTTTCTATCATTATCTTAGAGTAGTATTTGGGTGCCTGTATAAGGATCGGCACCTTCGTACTACTCTTTTCGTTAATAGAGACCATCGCCTGTACGAGATTCGGCAACTCATTCTTACTATGCCTGTATGAGATTCGGCAACTCTTTGTTATATCGTATTTCAAAAAACAAGGAAAAAAAGATGGATAAAGTTACAACAATTAACATGTCCCCAACCCTGCAAAAGTCTTTGTCGGCTCGTATGTTGGCGATTGAAACACCTCATTTGATTCATGGTCTTGCTGCTGTTAGAGAGACCAAAGAAATGCACATGGGTAACAAGATTGTTTTTCAAAGAATGGAAAAGCTTGAAGCTAAATTAGTACCTATATCAGCAACTTGCGATACGCCTCCTTCAGATTTGCCAACACGTACAGACATAACGGCAGAAATGAAAGTGTACGGTGGTTGGATTAAAACAACGAAACTTGTTGAACTCCAAGATCAAAATAAACCATTGAATCAATTTGTTCGTCTTCAAGGTATTCAACTTCGTGAAACTGAAGATATTTTGACTCGTGAAATGTTAGCAAGCACGGCCGCACTTGTGACGTGTGTCGATGGATTTAACGGTAGAGCAATAGCCTAATCATTGCCGTTATAAAATCTCTTTTAATCGACTTGGAACTCTGACCGGATTGTGCCGAAGACAACAGGGGGCAAGCAACCGCAAGGTGTGCAGCCTGAACGACTAAATAAAGAGACATCTTAATAAAAAAGATGATGCGATAGTCTGGACTCTATGGAAACATAGAGAGGGAGATCCGAAGAGGTTTCCCCGCTTAAATAGAAGGAACTATTTAAGTCTATAAGTAACAGAATGGATAAACCTACTGAGATTTCTCTTTCAGATGCTCTTACCATCTCAACGACCTTGATGAACAACAATGCAAAGCACACTGCTGCGCAAATTCAAGGCGAAAACCGTTTTGGCACCGGCCCAGTTGCTGAATCTTATGTAACTTTTGCGCACACACGTATTGCAAGAGACTTGTATAAGAGTTCAGATTTCGTTAAGAAATCTAACTATCCAAGTCAAGAAGGTGTGCCTTCAGCTGAATACGGTACACTTGCAGATCTTCGTATTCTTTTGTCGACTAACGGAAAAATGTATGTAGGTAAATCGGCTCTTGGAAACGATGTTTATGAAGCCTATACAGTAGGCCTTGAGTCATACGGTATAGTCGATCAGGACGGACTTTACGGCGAATTCTACTACAATAAACCTATCGATCCATTGCGCTTGAATGCAACAACTGGCTGGGTAAGTTCGTTCGCTCCTGTCTTGTTTAATGACGCTTGGGTAGTCAAGTCACAAATGACCCTTGGTGCTTAATTTTTTAGAAAGGATTTATTATGTTTGAAACAGAATTTCATGGTGATTTTATCTCAACTGGCGTAACTGAAATTATTAAATTGCCAGCTGGTTGTGATTGGATTGAAGCCAAAAACTATACAACGACTTTAGCTGCTGGCGCTGGTACAGGCATTAAGTTTGAATGGCAAAAAGGTATGGCTCAAGATAGCGCCTTTGAAACCGTTAAACTTGCTGCTGATGAATCAAGTTCTGATGTAGTTGTTACAGCTGGTGGATTCACTGCGATTAATTCTTCAGTTATTCAACTTGGTGCAATTAACGCAACAGTTTCCGCAGTTTCTAACGCTGCTACTCCTGTTGTTTCTGCTACCTTTGTAGCTGGATCAATGGTTAATGGTGACACGGTTAGAATGATCAATATCGTTGGTGGTCGCCAAATTTCTGGCCTCGACTATACGATCAGTGCTGTAACTGGTACAACGGTCTTTTCTCTTGCTTATATGGATCAAATTGTTGCTGCAACAACTGGTTCATTCAGAACAGTAAAATACACTCCACTCTACTCACCTGGTGCACGTTTTATTACTAAGATCACTAAAGCTGCTTCAGCTGTAGTAACTTTCTCTGTTACACATGACTTTATTGTTGGTGAGAAGATTTCCTTCCGTGTCCCTGCTGATTTCGACATGGTAGAAATGAATGGCCTGACAGGAACAGTTACTGCTGTTAGCGCTGTAAACAATACAATAACTGTTGATATTGACAGTACAGCCTTTACTACATTTGCATGGCCACTTACTGCTGATGATGATTTCACACCTGCACAAGGTATTGCCGCTGGTCGTTCGACTACCGCAGCAAACTTGGCTTTACCTGATAACGCATTGCGAAATGATTCTTATCTTGGTATGGCTCTTGCAGCTGGCGTTAACTCACCTGCTGGTGTTGCAACTAACCAAATCTTCTGGAGAGCTGGTGTTTCAACTAAAGTTGTATAGTTGTTGCCTATAACTCTTATTGACTGATAGTATGGGGGCGGTTTAAATCGCCCCTTTTTTTATAGGAGAACTACATGGCTGCTAAGAAAAAATTATTAGTGGAAAAGAAGTCTAATAAAAAGGTTAAGGGTACGTTTAAGTACGTATCAAGACCAGGCGAATATCTTGAATTCCCTTTTAGAGTAGAAAAAGGTCAACCTGTCCAAAATGTTAAACTGTATGATGGTCAAAAGTCTACTATTTCTATGGAGCTATTGAACCATTTGAGAACAAGTGGTAAAGAAAACATCTACAAATATCGACCTGACGAAAATGGTCATTCTGTTATGAAGATTGTTGGCGAGACATCTAGATGGTACTTTGAAGTAGAAGACTTTGAAGATGAAGAAGATGTAGCAGCAGAAGAAATTATTGATATAGAAATTGAGTAAACCCCCTCATAAAAAATCGGCTGAAGCTAGAGTTCATTATAGCTTCAACCGATTACATAACACTAGTAAGCACACTAATGGAAATGCCTACTCAGCTTAACCTATTTTATTTTTTTTTACTTAAATAATCCTTAATGATCTCTTCGCCTCTATTGGTATCAATTAGAGCATTTTCTAAGATTTTATTTATTACGAGAGATCTATACATGTTATTGTCGTAAGAAATCTTCCTGATCTTATTGAATAATTTATCAGTAATATTAAGGCTTATTAATGTATAAGTATCTTTTATTTTTTCCACATTATCCCTTTTTATTTCAATAGATCGAGTTTCCACTGCTCAGTTGATTCTTTTCTAAAAGGCTCTAAATCGAGGCCTTGAAGCTGTTTCACCATGCTATAGTCTATTATGCCTTTGCGCATAAATGGTTTGAATACCATTCCATTTTCATCGAAACAGCCAACACCCTCTGAAAGCTCCAGAAGCTCAGCAGTCTTTTCTTGTTCTAAAAGCTTCATAGCTCTTAAAGTTAATCTCATCTCGCGAAGCTCGGCAGCAACTGTTGACCATTGGCCTTCTTTCTTTGTGAGTCCTTTGAATAAAACAGAGTTCATTTCCATGTCAGTCCTATATATAATAAGTGTTTTAATGTGCTTACATATATAAGTATATGCCAATATAAGCATATGTCAACACTTAATATTAAACAAGATACTTTAAGTATTACTTGCCCTGTTAAATAAACGTGTTACATTAAGTTGTATAGTCTTTTTGCTTAATATAACTGTTTTTTATCAATCACACGTAAGAGTGGGGGCTCATGTTTAACTGGATAGTAAATCTCTACAAATCTTCTTTATCTGTGTCAGATTTTTTATTTACTTTAGTTCTGCTTCTTTTCCTAGGATTAATAGGAATTGGTATAGGAATTGGTATATGTATTGCTTACCCAGTTCTTTTTTTATTACCTATTTTATATTTTCTCTCGTCCGAGTAAGAAAGAGAAGACCTACAACAAGGTTGTATCTGTAGAGGTACATTCTCCGATTCAGATGATTGCCTTTGTGGATCTGCTAGATGCAAAAATCGATGAGCTAGTACTTAAGATACTTAACTACAAGAGTCGTATTAGTAAAAGCACTCAAGTCTTTACCGATCTTTATGTTTATTTTCGTGGCATCAAGCCAAATTTCAACTACATCAGCCGCTACCGCTGAAGAATAGGGCAACGGTATGAACTTTGTTGAAGGTTGTGTAGCAGACCCATAAATATGAGTTGTCTTATAGCCGCTTGTTATATCAAGACCATGAGCTATGGTTGTTGTACCCGCTGCGTTCGCCAATGCGCCTATATTAAAGACTTTAGTAAACTCTGGGCGTAGTGTTGGCGTTTGTCCTGATGAGCTGGTAAGCGCTGGATCGGGAAAATAGACAGCACTGTTAACAAACTCCACAAGAGGATATATGCCAGATTCTTTTGTATTCAATACGATTGCTATGGTATTGATCGCTTTAGAAGCATCAGCAAGATTTGTTATTACAAAGCTAGTTGGTACATACGACCCAAGATCGGCTTGCGTTGGATATGACATTAAACCCCCTATAAGATCTCAATTGGTGACATACTTAAAATCATGGCGTGCAACTGAAAATCACATTCTACTTTAGCGTTAGTAGCAAACTGCTTATCTGAGTAGTTGAGTCTTAACTGTACACAGTCACCTTCAGCGTCTATAAAGGCGGTATGCCATAGTCTGTTTTGTCGTGCTTCATAGGGCACGAGCGGCTCAGCATACAAAGAAAGACTGCCACTACCAAGCAAAGTCCCAGTAGTTTCAGAATCGTCAAAAGTACCTGTATCAGATGATGAAAGAAGCCAATCAATTTCAACTT